AGGCACCAGCACGGTGTTCTCTTCCTACCCGGCAGAGAAGGTTATATCAGACGGCTACGGCCTTCTCCCCGTAGCTAATGGCGGTACGGGCGCGACGACGCTGACGGCTAACAACGTCCTGCTCGGGAACGGCACATCGGCGGTGCAGGTAGTCGCTCCCGGTACCAATGGTAACGTTCTAACCAGCAATGGTACGGCGTGGACGAGCGCAGCGATGGCTGCTGGCATCACGTTCACCAACGTCAAGACTTCCAACTACACGGCGGCGGTAAACGATGGGGTGCAGACCGACACCACCGCTGGTTCGTTCACGGTAACTCTTCCGGCTACGCCTGCAACTGGCGCGCAAGTGATTATCACGGACGCCGGTAACGCATGGGGCACAAACAACCTTACGGTGGGCCGCAACGGCTCAACTATCGAGGGCGTTGCAAGCGACCTTATCTGCAACATCAGCAGCGTAGCGGTGCAGCTTGTCTATAGCGGCACGACGTGGACGGTGTTCGCGCAGGCCGGCGGCGCTGGCGGCGTCATCGACATTAACATACAAACCACTGGTACACTGACCGTCTCTCGTGGCGGCACCGGCGCAACAACGCTGACTGGGGTCGTTAAAGGCACTGGCACATCTGCGCTCACCGCTGGGACTGTTGCGCTCGGCTCTGAAGTCTCTGGTACTCTCCCTGTTGGCAACGGCGGCACCGGCGCTGCAACGCTGACCGCTAACAACGTCCTCCTCGGTAATGGTGCGTCGGCGCTTCAAGTAGTCGCCCCCGGCACCTCTGGCAACGTCCTGACCAGCGATGGCACGACATGGGCGAGTACGGCTGCACCGTCGAGCGCGGTGCAGTACCCGCAAAACAGCCAGTCAGCCAACTACACGCTGGTACTGGGCGACGCCGGTAAGCAGATATTTCACCCGGTAAGTGATGCAACCACTCGTACTTTTACGATACCTTCTAACGCCAGCGTAGCTTTTCCAATCGGCACTGTTGTTCTGTTTACTGTGGAAAACAGTGGGCGGTATGTTACTGTAGCAATTACGAGTGACACATTAGTCTTTGGTAGCGGAACCACAGGATCGTTGATAGTTGCAGCAAACAACACGCTAATGTGCATTAAAGTTACAGCGACAAAGTGGATGGCTAACTATTTGTATCAAACGGGGTCGCCCGCCACGCTCGCGCAAACTCTTGCAGTAGCGCACGACACATCCCCCTTTATCTCGGCCTACCCTTGGAGTGCCAGCGGATTTGGAGTTAAACTTGCCAATCCTGCTACACTACCTACGGGCTTTGGCTACGGCGTAGCCTTCAGCCCATCAGGCGACGCTATTGCCGTCGGACACGATGTAACTCCCAGAATTAGCGCATACCCGTGGAGCGGTAGCGGCTTCGGGACTAAGTTTGCTAACCCGGTTACAGTGCCGACTGAAGTTTCTTTTGCGGTCGCGTTCAGCCCCGCAGGCGACGCTATTGCTGCCGGACACTTTAACTCGCCCTACGTCTCTGCATACCCGTGGAGCGGCTCCGGCTTTGGTACTAAGTTTGCCAATCCGGCTACGCTGCCAACTGGCACTGGTCGTGCTGTAGCCTTTAGCCCATCAGGCAACGCTATTGCCGTGGGACACGATGGAAGTCCCAGAATTAGCGCATACCCGTGGAGCGGCAGTGGCTTTGGCACAAAGTTTGCTAACCCCGCTTCGTTGCCTCCGGACACCTGTTATGGCGTAGCCTTTAATCCAGCGGGCGACACTATCGCCGTGGCACACGGCACCTCGCCCTACGTCTCTGCCTACCCGTGGTCCGGCTCTGGCTTTGGTACTAAGTTTGCTAACCCCGCTACACTACCGACTGGCATTGGCTATGGCGTAGCGTTCAGCCCCGCAGGCGATGCTATTGCTGTGGCGCACTTCACAACACCCTTTATTACTGCCTATCCATGGAGCGGCAGCGGCTTTGGTACTAAGTTTGCTAACCCCGCTACACTACCGACTGGCTATGGCAACAACGTAGCCTTCAGCCCAGTGGGCGACGCCATTGCCGTGGCACACGGCAACTCGCCCTACGTCTCTGCATACCCGTGGAACGGCTCCGGCTTTGGTACTAAGTTTGCCAATCCGGCTACGCTGCCAACTGGCACTGGCAACGACATAGCACTCACAATCAATCCATAATGGGGAACTTATGATTTATACACAACTCCCGACCGAGTATAAATACGACACTCTTGCGGATGCTATCTATGCCCGCGAGGTGGAGTATTTCCATTACGATTTTGACCACACCAACTTTGAGCATCTCCTCGCTAACGCAACCGACAACGAGTTTGCGGCCAACGTCGCGGAGCGCCTAGACGGCACTCGCAAGCAAATGGCGAACGTCGAGGCTGTGATGGCCGCGCTACACGCCCAGATCGACGATCAAGTGGAATACGCGGCGGCGGTGGTTCGCGTCACTGCCAAGCGCAAAGCAAAGGAAGCCGAGGGATGAACCTCTATTACGTCCAAGCCCAAGGCGACACCTTCATCCGGCACATTCATGATGTCGAGCCGACGCACTGGGACGACGATAATTTCTGCCGTGTGGTCAAGCTAACGCCTGAACAGGCCGTGCAGTTTGGCGTTTATCAGCTTAAACTCATCACACCGCCATATTTTGATCCTGCCACCCAACAGCGCGAGCATGGCCCCGCGTTGCTAATCGATGGCGTGTGGACGCAGAACTATATCGTCAGCGATTTGCCTACCGACGAAGCCACAGCCAAGGCCGACGCACAGTGGGCTGCCGTGCGCGCCGAGCGAGACGCTAAGCTCGCATCTTGCGACTGGACACAGGTTTCCGACGCCCCGGTAGACGCAGCCGCATGGGCTGTTTATCGCCAAACCCTGCGTGACCTACCACAGGCGCAGACAGACCCGTTCAACATCATGTGGCCGACAACCCCTTCTGTGTGATAAGGTAGACGCATGACAACGTTATCATCGATCCTCCCTCCGGTCAGCCTCACCTCGGCCAGCGGTACGCTTCCGGTGGGTAACGGTGGCACAGGCGCGACCACGCTGACGGCTAACAACGTCCTACTTGGTAACGGCACATCGGCGGTGCAAACCGTCGCCCCCGGCACCTCTGGCAACGTCCTGACCAGCAACGGTACGACGTGGACGAGCACCACACCACTCAGCGGGCCGACGCTGACGGCTGTGGCTTCGGGGTCGTTGAGCAATGGCACTAAAGTTGTCTTGAACAGCGACGGCACTGTGAGCGCAGTTTCCAAAACGATTACGGCGCTAAACCCGCCGACTGTGAGTGCGCTCACAAACGGCGTAGGTTTTTCTACCCCAACTGCTTTTGCGGCGGCTTATGACAAAACAAGGAAATTGGTTTTTGTCGCTGTAAACGTGTCGGCAACGCTTACGGTATATGTCGGTGAAGTTGTAGGCGATACAATTACATTTGAGAGTAGCGGATCAGGCGGATTTGGCGCAACCGCTTCTATTAATCCGGGACTTATATACGACGACGGAACACAGCAAGTTGTTATGACGTATACTGGGGCGACTGGCAATACCTTTGGCTACGCGTATGTTGGCACTGTGGCTTTTGATGCAAACGTAACACGGTGGAAAATTGGCTTTGGCGCTCAAATAGCGTTTAACTCCAGCTTGAGTAATGGCTATAATGCGCTTGCTGTTAATCCAGACAATTCAACTGTTTTGATTGGTTATCAGCAAAGCAACCCGGTTTTGGTAAGAGCCGCAACGCTCGGCATAAGAACAATGACTTTGGGCACGGCTGTAACTGTTATTTCAAGCGGGCAGTCAACCGGAGTTTGCTACATCGGCAATAATAACTTTGCTGTTGCGTATCGTTCTTTTGTAGCGCCAACCGGATTAAATGCAGCAGTCGTTAGTGTTTCTGGCACAACCGCTACTCTTAACACTGCCATCAACCTTAGCGGATCAACCGCCATTCCCTCTATCTTTTGCGCCTGCGATATTTCTGCACAACGGCTTGTCACCACTTATGTAAACTCCAGCACTAGCGCCTGTCTAGTTACTGTCACTAGCATTAGCGGTACCACTTTGACAGCGGGCAGCACAGCAAGCATAAGCGCTGTGAACACAAGCAATCCTGTTGGCGTTTCGTTCAATCCTGACACTGGGCGTTTTGTTTTTGCCTATCTTAATACAGCAGTAAGCATACTTTATGCGGTTTCCGGTTTGATTACCGGAACAAGCATTGCACTTGGTACGGCGGTCGTTGTCAACAGCGCGGCAAGTTCATCGCTGCCTGTTTCTATTTTTAGAAGTGATGCCGGTGACAATATCGTTGGCTCGGTCCCCAACGCCGCACCTCGTTTGGCTTTTGTCGCATCAGCAACAATAACGACAAACCTGACCACAAACAATTTCGTCGGGACCAGCAGCGCAGCATATACAAACGGGCAAACTGCCACAATACAAGTTGTCGGTTCGGTTAATGCCGCGCAGGCAGGCTTGACGCCCGGGCTTCGGTATTTTGTCGGTGAAGACGGCAACTTAAAACTGGTTCCGGACGACTGGGAGCCGGTGGTTTATGCTGGTGTTGCCACAACCGCAACAAGCCTGCTGATTAAGGGTTGACCTATGAAAACCATCGTCCGAAATGACAACAGCGTGTCGCTCTATTTGTTCCCCGCCGA